GATCTGTATTCGCAAGGGAAATACCAGGATTCAATTTGGCTTGAAGGATTTCGATCCTACCAAGGTTGAATTTCCCGACTTCCCCAAAGATCTCATCTACATAAAATGCAAAGATGAAGCCACGCTCCTCAGCAAATTCCTGATTTGCTGGCAGCAATTTGATCTAGATGTAATTTCAGGATGGAATATTGATGGGTACGATTTACCGTATCTCTTCAATCGCATTACTAGAGTCCATGGAGAAGAAGTAGCAAAGAAGCTATCCCCATGGGGTCTAGTAGAATGTAAAACTGTCAATGACAAATGGGGTAAAGACAGAACAGAAATTGTTCTTGATGGTATCATCGTCTATGACTATCTGAAGCTCTATCGCAAATTCATCCCAACTCAACAGGAACAGTATACTCTAGAATACATTGCGCAGGAGACTATCGGAGTTGGTAAGTTAGACTACTCTGAATACGCGAACTTGGCTGAACTGTACGAGAAGAATCCAGAAAAGTTCTATTCGTATAATTGTTTGGATGTGGATCGAGTAGTTCAGATCGATGACAAGTTGAAATTGATCGATCTTGCTCTAACCATTGTATATGATGCCAGGTGTTTACCGAAGGATATCTTTGGTTCTGTTGCAATGTGGGATACAATCATACACAACTACCTTCTGGAAAAGAAGATCGTAGTTCCTCCTGCGAAACATAAAACTAAGAAGGAGCAGTTTGAAGGTGCGTATGTAAAGATTCCAGTTCCAGGAAAGTACAGATGGATCGCATCATTCGACTTTGCTGGTCTGTATCCATCCTTGGCTGTATGGGGCAATTTCAGTCCAGAGACTTACAAAGGTAAGATACCCGAGATCATGGAACTTGCAGATTTCGTTCAGAAGAAACTGCCAAGTAAGATCAAAGACCATCTTCTAGATAACAATCTTGCACTTGCAGCAAATATGACTGTCTGGGATAAAGATAGAGAGGGGATCATTCCTCAGATATTCAAGAAGGTTCTTGCTGATCGTAAAGTATACAAGAACAAGATGTTTGAACACCAAAGAGCATATGAGAAAAATAAGAACAAGGATGATGAATATGCAATTACTAGATACGATAGACTACAGCAAGCAAAAAAGATTCAGATCAATTCTGCATATGGCTGCATCGGCAACGCCCACTTTCGCTTCTACGATACAGACTTTGCCGAAGCCATCACCCTCTCTGGACAATTGGCATTCCATTGGGGAGAATACCATATCAACAAATTCCTCAACGAATTGTTCAAGACCGATGGCTATGCCTACGTTGTTTATGGGGATACAGATTCCTGCTTTGTTACCTTCGAACCAATTATCGATAAAGTATTCGCAGGCAAAGAAGTAAGCGATGAAAAGGTGATCCAGTTCATGGATCAGATCATCAAAGATAAGATCGAGCCATTCATCAGTAAAATCTATTCTGAGTATGCTGAATACATGAATTCATATGTTCAGGCTCTCGATATGAAAAGAGAAGTGCTGGCGATCTCTGGTGTTTGGCTGAAGAAGAAGAATTACATGCTGAACATCTTGAACAATGAAGGTGTCCAGTATTCAGAACCAAAGCTGAAGATCCTTGGCTATGCTGCAGTGAAATCTTCCTATCCCAAATGGGCTCGGAATAAATTGCGAGAAGCTGTTAAGATCATCATGAGTAGCGATAATGCTGCATTGTTGAAATTCGTCCATGATGCAGAGATAGATTTCAAGACTCAATCATTCGATGTCATCGCTTCTCCGATCTCTTGTAATGGTTTGAAGGAATACTCTGATCCAGTGACGATCTATAAATTGTCTACAGACGATCAGAATGCAGCACCTGGTCACGTAAGAGCAGCTTTGGTATACAATCACTTCCTGGAACAGAAGAAATTGGACAAGAAGTATGCGACTGTCAAGGATGGCGACAAAGTCAAGTTGTGTTTGCTGAAGGAACCAAATCCAGTCAAGCTGAAGGCTTTGGCTACACCAGGAGAACTCCCAAAGGAACTTGGATTGGACAAGTACATTGATTACGATAAGCAGTTTCACAAGGTTTTCATACAGCCACTCCAGATTATTACGGATGTGATCCATTGGAAGACAGAAGAGACATCGACATTAGAGGATTTTTTTGGCTGATTACCTTTACATTCGAGTATAGATGAGGTATAATAGAGTATCAAACAATAAGGAAGAAGAATGGCGTCACTAACAGAACGACTGCAGAAAAACAGCACTATTGAGGAAACCGATCTAGTCTCTAAGTCTAAGTTCTTTCACGAAAAGGACATGGTTACTACTCCAGTGCCACTCCTGAATATCGCATTCAGTGGATCTATGACCGGAGGATTTACTTCTGGGCTTACACAATTTGCTGGTGAATCAAAAAGATTCAAGTCTCTATTCTCGATGATCATGGTGAAGTCATATCTCGACAAATATAAAGACGCAGTGTGTCTGTTCTATGATTCAGAATTCGGAGCGCCGCGGACATACTTTGAATCTCTAGAAATTGATATGAATAGAGTGGTTCATACTCCAATTACAGATATTGAAAAATTGAAATTTGATATCATGCAGCAGCTGAAGGAGATCACTCGGAAGGATAGAGTGATCATCTTTGTGGATTCAATTGGTAATTTGGCTTCCAAGAAGGAAGTCGATGATGCCAATGACCAAAAGTCTACTGCAGATCTTTCTAGAGCAAAGGCATTGCGTAGTCTCTTCAGCATGGTCACACCGCATTTGACTTTGTTAGATATCCCGATGGTAGTTGTCAACCACACATACAGCGAAACCGGAATGTTTCCCAAGACGATTGTTCGTGGGGGGCAGGGGATGTACCTCTCCAGTGACAACATCTACATCATTTCTCGCAGCCAAGAAAAGGATGGGATGGAAGTTTACGGCTTCAAATTTACGATCAAGATTGAAAAGTCTCGGCATGCCAGAGAAACCAGTAAACTACCAATTGTCGTAACTCATGAGGGTGGTTTACAGAAGTGGAGTGGTATGTTAGATCTTGCTGTTGAAGGCAAGTTTGTCGTAAAGTCTGGACCTGGTTGGTATCAAGTCGTAGATCAAGAGACTGGTGAGATCATCCCACAAAAATTTCGGGCGAAGACCATCGACAACGATGATTTCTGGAATCCAATCGTGAGCACAGAGAAGTTCCAAAAATACATCAAAGACAATTTTCAGGTTTCCCATCACAAGTTGATCCATAATGGTGAGGAGATCGAGGTAATCGGAGAAGCTGAGGACGAATGAATGATATCGAAACAACGATCATCAACAATGTTGTGCTCAATGAAAAATACACCAGGAAGGTAATTCATCATCTAACTCCAGAGTATTTTACCGATGAGTCTAACAAGACAATCTTCAACATCACGAATCAGTATTTCCTAAAGTACAATGCACTTCCCACAAAGGAAGTGCTCGCTATCGAATTGGAGAATAAGACCACGTTAAGTGGCCCCCAATTCGATACCACTATCAATGCGATCAATGATCTTCAAATTGATTCGTCTACCAATCTCGATTGGCTGGTTTCCGAGACAGAAAAGTATTGCCAGGGGAAGGCTCTTTACAATGCGATTGTCGAATCAATCTCTGTCATTGACGGTAAAGACAAACGGGGATCTGGAATACTCCCAAAATTGTTCGAAGATGCTTTGGCAGTATCCTTTGATACTAAGCTTGGGCATGATTATCTTACTGGGTTTGATGAAAGGTTTGATTTTTATCATGACGATGTTGATCGGATCCCATTCGATCTAGACTACATGAATAGAATTACAAAGGGAGGATTGCCAAGGAAGACTATCAGTTGCCTTGTCAGCGGAGTTAATATTGGTAAGTCTTTGGTGATGTGCCACATGGCAGCTGCTCACTTGAAGGCTGGCTACAATGTTCTGTATATCACTGCAGAAATGGCTGAGGAGAGGATTGCTGAACGTATCGATGCGAATCTGATGGATGTGACCATCGATGAATTGGGAACATTGTCCAAAGAAGCATTCGACAGGAAGGCTGACCGAGTCAAGAAATTCTGTAAAGGCAAGCTGAAGATCAAGGAATACCCGACTGCTTCGGCGAATGCTCTTCACGTCAAGAATCTTCTCAATGACTACAAACTGAAACACAATTTCATTCCGGATATCATTTATCTAGACTATCTGAATATCTTCACATCGACCAGAGTGAAAATGGATTTCGGGACTTACTCGTATGTGAAGGCTATTGCCGAAGAATTTCGTGGATT